CTTGACTGGACAGTCCTGTCCTTATCCTACAGCGTCAGCCTTACGGCGGATGAAGTAGTCTGATATATCATAAAGATATACAGGTGATAACCGTGCCGGTATAAACCAGCTAACCCACTTTCGCTGATACTTATGCGTAAAGATGGGCACCGAGCTGCGAATGATACATCCAACTTCATCACCATCAACACTGGGAGTTGTATAACGCCCAAAGAGAGGGTGACGACTTGGGAGAAGCATTTCTCCAACTGATCTTCTCAAAGCATCAAGATGCCATAAGAAGTAAGTTCGCGAGTCATGAATCTTCCGGTTCTTAGTACAAGGCACAAATGCCTTGAACTGAGGAACAAAGTTGCGGTTGCGTATCAATCTTTGGTCATAAACATGAGAGTGGGAAACCCACACTCCGCTTATGGAACTGTCATTCCAAGGGACTAGAGGGAGATTGTTGTCGACAAGAACGTCGCCAATCAATGTCTCTAATTCTCCACCAGGATGACATAGTGAAGCCAAACCATTTACTATGTGACACAACTCCGTTTTAAGGGAGTTCTCACAGCGCAAATAGAATGGGGTCACATTCTTTCCTAAGAACCAGTCGGTCCCGCATGACTCCCTAAAAGGGCCTGTCATGAAGGATTTTTCATGGTTCACACGGAAACCAAAGAATCTGAGAAGTGCAAGAAGCCTTTCACAGTTGGCTTTCGGAACGATCAAATCGTCACCGTAAACCGCCCACGTTTTGCTTCCTGCAGCTTTACAGAGTGCAGCAAAAATCAGAGACTCAATAGTAAACGTTGCGCCATTTCCCATGGATGAGAATTTGGCGTAATGCAAACTATCTCCGAAACCGCGTCCCCTAGGGGTCCTAACACTGTTAGCGAAGTCAAACCACTTACGTGGTAAAAGCCAAGCCACAGTGTTGAAGGAAACAGTATCGGAGGCCATAGATAGGTCTATCGTGGCGTAATCGTCACTAATAGATGCTATCTTAGAGAGTTCCTGATTCCAAGACTGGTTCGAAAGATCGACTCCAAGCTTTAGGAGACGTTCTTTTAGGTACGAATCGAGTGCGAGCTGAAGGGAAAGATTCCCAGTCGGCTCACACGCGATCGTACGATCGGTTTTCCAGTTCTTCGGTACAGTCTCAACGCGGTTATGGTACACAGTCTCAAATGAAATCTTTTTGTATCCCCAAAAGGATGCTAGAGCTTTCAAATAGGGCTGGGCACTGGGCGTCGCAGGTAAATTCCTTATTCCTATCTTCTGATAGGGTAAAGAAGCCCTACGACTACGCGTTGAAGTCGCTCCTGGCGTGACTCGAATTTTCTGAGGCAAAACCTCCAGAAAATCCCTAAACTCACCGAGTACAGTATTTATTATGTCCTCGGCTCGCCATACATCATTCCGAAGTTGAAGGGATTTAATCCTCTCTCTCCGGGTGAAGTAATAGTCCAGGCGCCTGTTTGTAAGGCGGCATAGCTTCTCACCCTTAAAAAAGGCGAGTCGCGCAGCCTCCGAACAAACAGTATCGTCTGAAAAGGCCTTGTTCTTTTTAAAGAACGCGGCCACTTGGCGAGTAAAACGAGCAAGATCCGGATTAAGCAAGGCGTCCGGAATATGGTCACTACAGGAACTTAGTCTAGCTATATCTCGAGAACGTATCCAACCAAGGACACGTTCGATATAGTCACTAGACACGAGACTCCTCTGGTCGTTAACATAACGTCGACATACGTCGTACGTAAATGTTTTGAAGTTCATCATTGAATCCTCGGGTTTGTATAACGGCTGTCTCCAACTTAATCAGTGTTATTTGACTCGATTCGATCGAGAAAAAGAAACACCCGATTAAGTTTGTCTGGAGGCAAATCACTTCTCGCAATCAGTGTGATCACTAAAAGGATAAGCAGAAGCTTAATCACTCTAGTGAACACTGGTGACCATTTCATGGCCAGGCTCCTAAATTACTTCAGGAACTTTTGCGAGGTGGTGGTCAGCGCGAACTCGTCTCCCGCGATAATATCGCGGAAGATAGCGAGCGCTGCCGTCATGTCAGCCGCGGCCCCGTCCACAGGACGGCGAACCGTAACTGACAAACTCACCCGTTGAGGAAGGTTAACTCCAGCGGCATCAGCCGTAGCATGAAGTACCGTAATGGTATCTTCAAGAACGGTTTGATTACCAGAGGGCACCTTACGCTTCTCCATCACAAGGCGTGGCTTAAGCGCCGTGTGTGTAGAGGTGTACCATTGCGCATTGTTCAACGACTTGTTGAACTCTGTGAGTACCGTGGACATTGCTGCCACATTAGTTCTCCTAAGTTATCGTAACGTTGGTTTCTTCCCTGTTAACAGGGAAATAAACAACGCCCAAAGATCAATGAACTTCGGGACGTCCAAACGGACGTTTACAGACGGAAGGGAAGGAACTGAAGATGGAAGCCTTATTGTATACTCCGCGATATTCTGCATATTATAGAGGAAGGTACCGGATTGTCCGGCGCCCGCCGCTGAAGTAAGCAGAGTGCCATTTTTCTGACAGGTGATTTTAACACCACCCGCAGCAACTTGGCCCGAAGAGAATGCAAGTAAAGACATCGATTCTAGCCATGACCCAATCCCAAT